CAACAACGCATGTGCGCTTGGACTGTTGGCAAAGACCGCAGTCCTTGCAGTTAGTGTCGCGAATCTGAGCTGGACATACTACAACTTTTGTGCCTGCTGGCGTCCTTGCTGGCACTGGTTGACTATTGTCAACAACACACACAGCCGGCACGCCTTGCGCTATCGCGTCGTCCGCTTGCTGCATGCTTTCGCATGAGGCGTTGACGGTAAACCCATTGGCATTACTGTACTTTACAGCCTCGAGGTTGTGTGTATGTAGCTGGTGGTGTGTGTAGGTGTAACCCTTGGCACCACTGGATTTGTTAGCATCGACTAATGACTTAAGTAAGTCAAGCCTGATGTACTCGCGTCCTTGTGCCTTGGTATAACCAAGGTCGCCGGCTTGGTTGTGACGCCAGAGCTGACCTCTGTCTAACTTACTAACGTAAGTTGTAAGGTCATCCCAAGTACCACCACGTAGACCGTTGCTCACTTTTTTCCAGTGCCAAGAGACCGGACCGGATTTTGCGTAGCAACCGCCAGACTGTAGGTGTGGGCAAGTGCTTGGACATGAGGATTCCTCGGTAGTTGTAACTGGCATACTGCCAGTCTTAGCATTGCTTGATTTTTTTGTAATGTGGACTAGCATGACAGGATGAAAGTTAGGTGAATAGTTTACCCTAAAGGGTAATGGCGTCCCTGTGGAGTTGAACCACAGGTTAAGACCCAGACGCTGACTAACCGTAGGTTAGAAAGGTAAGACAGCAGAGCTGTCGTTAGTTGCACCGATGAACTCATAGCATAGCTTACCAGTAGCAACAGTGTTACCTCTTAGGTAAGACAGTGCTCTGACTGCGTCTCTGCTAAGAGACTGTACCCAGAAACCGAAGCTCATGTTAGGGTTAAGCATAAGATTTACAATCTTAGCTCTGCTAACGTTGGAGTACTTGTACTCATAGCCATTGGTGAACCTAAGGTTTACAACCTTAGTGAATGGGTTAACGTTGATAGCTTCTACTGCTGTAGAAGTACGAGCTGAAGGAATTGATGTGAACATAAATCGAAAATTGTAAAGTGAACAGTGATGGAGAGTTGTAGTTAAGTTATATTATCTCTCTCACCCTAAAGGGAGAGAGAATATAACATAACGTAAACAACTCTAACCATGTCTCCAGTATAGCCACCAGTTTGTCAACCTGTCAAGCTTTGTCAGCAAATGCTAACAGTATATAACTAACTACGTTAGTATATTACTGTTGTCTCAAATGAGTCTAAGTCAGGCAACAGATCGCTTCTCTTGCGCGTTCTAGTAATCCACGTGCGCCTACTCGGGCGCGGTTTAGTTGTATCCCGCTCGGCTACGCCTCGCTCCACTGCCGAGCTGTCACTTGGACAGTACTACATTATGGCAAACACCTTGCTATCACTGGCTTTGTTGTTGCGAGCGGAGCGAGCTGGACACCGATTGGACGCGCCCATGTCGCGAAAGTCTAGAATCGCGCGAACAATTAACGCAGGCGCGTGCGCTCGTTAGAAAGACCCCCTATGGGGGAAGCGTCCCTGTGGCGTCGTATATAATACACCTGAGACATTTTTGTCATTTTTTAAGGCTTTAGTATTCCTGCTAATCTAAGAAAATACAGAGTCAATAAAGTCCAAAATGCTATGTCAAATACTAAATTATGATTCATCTTCCTCCGGAAAGTAGCCAATAGTAAACCCATCTTCTACTTCTTTTATCACTGCCTTATACACAGTGTCATCATGTTCTTCCATGTACTCATCTATAGCCATATCGACAGTCTGTTCTGCTTTCAGATTGACCCATCGTTGTTCTAACCCTACCAACATACCTAGTATTAACCAGTTAATAGGTGGGAAAGGAGTCTTCAGACTCTTATATAACTCTTTAAAGTGACTAATATTTAATTTACTATCCATATAGTTAAAGTAGTATAGTGTAAGTAGTTAGAGGTGATATCTATAAGTGATATCCAGCTAACAGTATTTAAGAGGGAGAGTCCACCCTTCTCTCCCCTTATAATTGGCTGTCGTTATATCCACGTCTCAAACTTGCCTGTAGACTTACCACGAGCCTCTTTACGCTGCTCTACATCCATTCCCATTACTAGGTGGTTAGTAATAGACTGTGGGTCATCTAGGAACTGTTCTAGTATATCGTTCCACTCCTCTCTCTTTCTTAACTTGATCTGTTCCTGTGCTGAGATACCAAAGGCATCTAGGAAGTATTTTACTCCCTGCGCTAAACAGTCAAGCCTGTCGTCGTGTTTAACAGCGTATTTCTGTCTACACATTCTACTCATTTGGTAGAACAACATGTATAGAAGCCTTTCTTCTGGAGCTGCCTCTCTGTTGGAGTTATAGTCCCATTCAATGAGAGACCTATTAACAATAAGACGGTGTTGATTAAGAATAGGCTCGAGAGTATCAATAATCCTGTCTTCTTTTCTAACATTAGCTCTTACTTCTTCTATTAGTATTCGTTGTTTGGTTTGTTGTATATGTTTTTTAAATAGTTCTGCTACTATACCGTCACCGAAGTTAGATTCGATAACCATTGTATTAACATTGTATTTTTTGCAACCTTTTAGTATGTCCAACAAGGTGTTGTCGGAATACCCATCCCTGTAGGCACGCATTTCGTGTACATATAGAAAGCCGTTCTTCTGCGAGATGTAACAGGCGGCTGTCTCATCGGCTCCTCTACCTGAGGGGTCGACTGAGCAGATGGTTTCTTGGTAGTCAGTCCACTCGCCTTGTATTTGCATAGGAGAGTAGAAGTAATCTCCCGGCAAACCGACTGTTGGAAGGTCTTTAAGAACGTTCCGTGGGTCTGAGCACCATATGATATTGTCGGGTGCCTTAGTAGGATTAACGCTAGTAACGACAAGATCAGACATTTTGAGAGGAAATTTCTCAGCATCTGATAGACTTGTGTCCAGCATAAACTGTAACATAAAGTTACTACGTCCCATGGACGCTTCTCTTTCAACAAGGTCATCTTCTGTAAATCTGTCATCTGTAGGAGTCCAAGGAGTTACACCATTATCTATGTCTTCTTGTAGCTGTGGAGCTATGAGTCCTTCAAAGGGTGCACTGTTTCTTGGGTATCGCGCGGTCCAAATAAATGGTCTGTAATTCCTAGCTGCCAGTTTACGATAAATAGTAAAAGTAGTCTGAGGAGTCCCGAGATACATAATACGGCTATCGTCTTTCGGCGTAAGGATTGACTCGGCTTCGGTACAAAGTTGAAGAAGCTTTTCACGCATCAACTCGGTCATTGAATTTCCCGGCACCTCTATATCGTCTAGAATCATCAGGTCTGCTCTGCTTCCCGTTAACTGACCAGTAATACCAACACTTTTGACTGATGGTGCCTGATGAGGTGAGCATAGTACGTCGAAGGAAATTCTTGACCATCTCGCGTCGTCGTTCTTTGGTTGTAAGTGACTTAGCCATGGTGTTTCAATAATAAGTTTTTGTAAAAATATAGACATGTTATCAGCTCTTTCCTTAGAAGCTGATATTATCATTATTTTCTTTTCCGGGTCATTAAATAGAGTCCATAAAACAAAAGCACCAGTAATCCAGCTCTTGCCAACTCCCCTAAATGCCTGTATTTGTAGTCGCTTGGGACCACTCTGCAAGTAATCTGCAATAGCATATTGTGCCCTCGTAGGAGAAGGGAGATCAAGCTGGTCCCACAAGGCTTGCAGGAATAGCTTGAAATCGCTCTGTAAGGACGTTAAAACGTCTGTCATGTACAAATGGGGGTTAAGTTAATCATTGAAGATCTCATTGGCATTTAAGCCCTGTCTGTTGAGTGCTTTAGCCCAGTTACCTGTAGTAACAACTTCATTAACAGTTTTATCAGTTAATTTAGAACGTATTCCTCTTTCTTGAGGGTCAAAAAACATAACAAGGTCATCGTATGAGTTTTCAGGTACGCCTAATAAGATTCTGTCAGCTCGGTCTAATCCACCACTGCCTTTACCTTGACCAAAGTTACCTGTAACTTGGTTGCCATCTTCATCTATATAGTTTTTACCGGGCTGCTGAAACCTTTGTGTAGTAGAGTTGACAGCATTTGGACTGTGTGGGCTTACTAAATGCCCATCAGTTGTATTACCGTCTATCATCCTTTGAGCTTTTACTTCAGCTTTATAAGTCTTTAATTGTCTGTTTCTAATATCAACATATCTAGCCACGTTTTGATAATCTACAGACGTCATTTGAGAAGCTGAGGTATAACCTTGCATTCTCATGTAGTCTGGTATAGCAGTTTTTTGTGTAATAGTACTTGCTTTAGTAGCTTTTATTCTTTTTTGTGCAGACTTTTTTTTGGTTGAGTGCTTTTGAAGTTTTACATCACTAAGGGTTTTTACATTGTCCTTACCTGTATTAAACTTTCCGTAAGTATCAACACCATCTACAAATACATGCCCATACCGTGCGGCAGATCCTTTATCTATAATGTCAGAACGAATAGCATCTTTTTTCTTTTTAAAGTTTTTATCAGATGTTTTAAGATGTATTGAACCATCTTTTCTGCGTTTTATTTTTAAACGATCTGCTTGAGAAATATAACCTTTTACATTTGATTTATTGTCAACTAAATGTTTAACAACATTTTTAATTGCTGCCATTTGTTACCCCCTTTTTGGGTACTTCTTCCTGTATTCTGCCATTGCTTTCTTTCCACCTTTTTTAGCTTTTTGAAAAGCAGCATTTTTCTTTCTAAGTTTAGCTAAACGAGTTTCTGTAAACCCAGCCTTTTTAAGATTCTTAGTAATCTTTGTATCTCCGCGATATCCTTTACTCTTACCTTCAATACCTTCGCCTTTAGTTCTTCTGTACTTATCTAAAGGATTTTTTTTAACTTCTTTCTTTTCAACTTTCTTTTTGTTAGGTAATTTCCCACCGAACTTATCGCTTGCTTGATCTTTTAAATCTTGCTTAGCTTCTTCACTTGGTTTAATTTTTAATTTTTGTTTAGGTAATTTTCCGCCAAACTTATCACTTGATTGATCTTTTAAATCTTGTTTAGCTTCATTACTTATTTTTAATTTTCTATTATCAAACTGTTTAGGATCTACTTTATTAACTTTTTTAGGAGTTTTTTTTACAATCCCTGATCCTTGAGGTAATTTACCGCCAAAAGCTTTACTCTTCTGATCTTTTAAATCTTGTTTAGCTTCAC